GAAGGCGTTGGTGTAGCCGCTACCAGGAGAACGCTCCCACCAGCCGTCCGCAGAACCATTGACTTTCTTGACCTTCGTGTTACCGGCCTTGTACCAGTCATACTGAGAACCCTCACCGGCAAAGGAATAGGTCGTAGAGCCAAAAATTTCGACTTCCGACAGCAGGAACAGCTTATCGGAAACAGTCTCGATGGTGGAGGTGTTGTTGCCGATGGACACCAGCTTGTTCACAGGCTTGATGACACTCTGCAAATCCTCGTCCAACTGACCGAGGAATTCACTCATACGGGAGCGCATTGCAGAGCTTTTCCAGCCGCCGACATTGATATCGGAACTGTTCATTTGGTAAGTGGTGTTCAAACAATCGACCAACTGGAAGGTAATACCGGCTTTGCCACCGGCGGTTTTGGTGTCATGATTGAAACCGATGATCTGAGCCGTATAGGACACACCGTTGAGCTTGATGGTCTTTGTAGCACCAACAGACCAAACGGAAGCGGCGTTTCCTGCTTCTGCAACTGCGGAAATAAGTCCCCAAGAAGCGGCTTCAAGATCAGTAATCAGAGAAGTATTGAAGACAGCGATTGCGTCAATCACGAAAGGAACTTCCTGAGTTTTTCCGTTGATCGTTGCTTTCAGCGTCCATGTTCCAAACTCGTCAGGGTACAAAACTGCAAGGCCGGAACTGTCTGCGGTTGCACTCAGAACCTTAGAACCCTTGGTGGCAGTAACTACAACCCCGGCGTTGGTGGTGACATTGAGAACTGCCGGTTGAGTCTTCTGACTCAGAGCATACAGAGCGTCATTCACGGTGGGGTCACTCTGAGAAAGCTCCAAAGCGGCTTTCGTGGTGTCGGACAGGAGATTGGCCTTGCTCATGGCAGTACCGACCACGGTACAACCGTCACTGTTCAGACCAATGTCCATTGTGGCGTTACCAGCCAAAAGCTGACTGCGCCATTCCTCAAAGGTTTCCGGCATACTCGCCGGGGCTTTGAGGGTTCGGGAGGTGCCGTCCCCCTTGATAACTGTGTCTTTCATTCAATTTCCTCCTTATTCCCCGCTGTAACACAGATTGACATAAGCGAAAGCGGCAACCGTCCGGTCAATTTTGGAATACAGCTCGGTTTCCACTTCGGTCAGTGCCAGATCAATGAGGTACAGCAGATATTCGATGTTGTTTGCCGTGGTATAGGTGAGCTGGTCTAAGGTGGTAGGGACAGCCGGAGCGTCAGCAGGAAGTGTGAGCTGCTTTCGCAGAACGGTGAGGTTGTTGAGATAGGCTTTCGCAAGGGATTGTGTCGGCGTATCTCCCATGACCCAATCGGTCTTTGCGGAAACAACCACAGAAGCAGGGTCATAAGGAACCTCGTAGATAGGGTCATCGTCTACTCCTTTCTCCGCTCTGTAATCCGCAAGCTCCGAGGGAAGCGAAGTCATGCGGTTTGCAATGTAAGCAACCGCCTGTCCTACCCGGTTCATATCGGTGTAGTTGTAGGCACCCTTCATTCCAGCCATGTACTCGGCCTTTTCCTCAGCGGAAAGGGCATTAAGCCCTTCCGTGAGGATTTTGTTTTTCAGGGTGAAAACCCTGTTCACATCGGCCTGTGTCCGGTCATAGATCAGCGTATCAATGACGGTACTCATATCAATCCTTTCACCTTCATCTTTCCGCTCAGAGAGCCGTTGAATGTGATTTCATCGACCAAGATCAATGCGTCCATTTCATCGGTATAAAGCGTCTGCAAACCGATAATGTCACCCACTTCCAGCTCCGGGTTTCCACGATAGCTTGCTTCGTAGGTGTTACGCATTTGCAGATACTTCATGACCTGATTTGCCAAGGCCGAACACATTTCATCGTTGGTGATAAGGGGGTTTTCCTCCTTGTCGATCTCGCCGTCCAGATTTACGGGGTAGGAAACGACCATCGAGTTTTCCGACAGCGACTTTCCGGTGATGACCACGGTCTTGGTGCCGGAGGATAGCACCAAATCCGCAGCTCTGGCGTAAATGCTGGAAGATACCAGCGTCCCACCAGAAACCGAAATTTGAACATCTTGTGCAAGACCAGAAAACTCAACATGGAGCTGAGTTTCGGTGGTCGTTCCCTCATAGAGTGTGCGGGAGTCACCGTCTACCGTATAGGCATACTTGGCGACAGACACGGCTTTGAGCTGGTCAATCTTAGAGATAGACTGGCTGTTCTCACCAATGGAAGTGAAGTCCAGCGTGAAGTCCGTTTCTCGGTAGTAAACCTTGCTCACTCTCATTCTGCGGTAAGGCAGACCGCCATTCATCGTGACCTCAATTTTGGTGCAGTCAATGGCGAGAGAGCTGTTGACAAACACCTCAGAAGAAGTGATACCCGTTACGGTCTTCGTATCAAGCAAGGTGGAACCCTTGTAATACTTGACCTGAATGGAGGTCGGGTACTCGTCCAAAGGAGTGTCGAAGCGAATTGCCAGTACAGGCAAATCATGGGACACATCGAAGGTCTTAGTGAATACAGGAGCGGTAGCATAGGTTCCATCTGCTCCCGTCATGCTCTCGCTGATAAACCCTCTGCCGGACGAGTCTGTGTCTTCAATGATGACCTGTTCTCCACCGTCCAATGTCCACCGGTTCAGCTCCAAGGCGGCATAGGTATTGCCGACTCTGTTGCCACGGTCAACGGTGTCCCACTCGCTGTACCACAAATGACCGTTGTCAGCCCATACGCCGCTGTAAATACCGACCACATTTACGCCGAAAGGCTTAATGTGAATGATATTGTCATCGTCTGTGAACAGACGGCAGCGGCAAGCGTGAGCGATCAGTTGCAAACAATTCATGTGGGTATCAATGGGGAGAGCCGCCGTGGTGAACATCTGCTTCAAGCTCTCGTCAATGACCCACGGATTTGTGCCTTGCTCAGAAAGCGTCAGACCAGCGTCCAGTAGGACTTCCTCAGCCATGTCGTAGAAATTCTTAGAGCCGAGCTTGCTCTTGTAGAAGGTTCCACTCAGGCTTCCAATCAGGCCGGTTCCGGAGAAGGTAGCCTGATTTTTGCTGGCCTTGGGCTTGCTGTTCAGTACATACTTGTCCGGTTTCAGCCATTCGATCTTGCCATTCGACAGCTCATAGCCGAACTGGATAGACACCGGGGAATTCTTGTCCACATACTGATAGATACCAGACGGGTTGTCAGGGTCATAATTGTGTTCATAATCCAAAATCACGAACTGCATTGTTTCCTGCGGAAGTCTGCGGCTGAGAGGGTCAACATCATGAGACTGCCGTGTGGAAATGATATTCGTGTTTGTAAACACCTTCTGTACGCCGTACAGCACATCTTCCAAGCGAGGTCTGCGGTAAGGAAGGGTGTTGCCAAAGGTAATCACAATCTTGTCGCAGGAAGCCGCTCTGGTGTTGATCTGGACGGTTTCAGCGGTTACGGGGGCTGTGGTGCTTTCCAGCACTTCTCCGTTCAAATAGAAGTCAACGGTCACGCTGACAGGCCACTCTTTGTAACGAGTGTCAAAGGTAAGCGTCAGTCCGGGGAAAGTGTGAGGAACGGAAAACTCACGGGTAATGACTGCCGCAGTTGTAAAGCCGCCATCGGCATTGCTCATAATGGAGGAAATAAAACCGTCATACATCGTGCCGGAAGCAGGAACGATGACGGTATTTCCGTCCAAAGCCCACCGGTTCAGCTCCAAAGCGGCATAAGACGCTTGATAATCGTAGTTGTAATCAACCGTATCGAACTCGGAATAGCTTTGCGCCCCATTGCTGACCCAACTGCCGTCCGTTGCGGCAGAAGTGTCAACATTGGAGAAAGCGATCTTCACATAGGAGCGGTTGCGGAGCATGGCTTTCATGCTGGACTTGTAAGCATTGCTTACCTGTTTCACGCCGCCACCTCCTTAAAACGGTTCGCCGCAGTCAATCAGGTTCACCTTGCAGTTGATGTAGTCCAAGGGAAGCTGAGTCACGGGGTCAAGGTGGAAAGGCTCGGCAGTCCTGTCGCCGGGATACATCTTTCTCTCCGTCCATGTGTTGTTCACCATGTCCGGGTAACTGACCATGACATAGAAATTCTTGAACTCTTTGAGGATTGCCGACCACTGTTCCGCAGTCAGGTACGCCCATTCGAGATTATTGATCTTCTGTTGCTCACGGCCTACGACCTGACCTACCGTGACTGCGTTTGCATTTCGGGCAGCGTCCACAATGGTGGCAACCATCAGGTTCAAGCCCCGGCGGGGGCAAGGATAGGGATTGCCGTTGATCTTGATAAAACTTGCCATATCCTCACCCCCTTAATAAGCGTTGGAAAAGGCACCGTTGTTCACACGGACACCTCTGCTCCGGTTGTATCGGTCATAGGAACGACCAATCACATCGTCACCGATGGAAATGGACATATCCTTGTCCTCGACTGCGTTCAACAGGGCATAAATGGCGGCGATCACACCGTCATTTGCGACAGTCACACCGGCGGTAATACCCTCAACGATCTGGTCATTGTTGGCAACCGCAGTCTTGCGACCAATGGCACCAACCATCTCAGCACCCGCTTCACGGGCGATAAAGAGCTGACCTTGGTCAACAAAACCGCCGTCCTCAAACAGAGGAATGTGAGGAATATTGACCAGCCGAATATCGAAAGCAGGGATAAGAGTGATACCCATGACGGTCAAACCATCGAACTGGATATGGAACATATCATTGATTGCGTCAATGACACCGTTCACAAGTCCAATGATGGAGTTTGCCATCTGCCGGACAAACCGAGTGATCGGGTTATCGTCCAGTGTCCACGCCGCATAAGACAGAGACAGACCAGCCGCCAGAACAGCAAGACCAAGGCCGACACCGGCACCAGACAGCAGAAGGATTGTACCGAGAACGATCAATGCCCTGGAGAGAATACCGGTAATGACCGAAACGGTCTTTTTGACCGCATTTACAACAGTGTCCCAATTCAGAGCTGCCGCAGAGCCGAGAGCCAGCGCACCCACCGCCATCAAGCCAAGGCCGAGAGGAAGAGCAACACCCGTCAAAGCGAGGATTGCGCCAACACCCAACAGAGCGGCACCTACGATGGAGGAAATCAGCGTGATCTTCTGCTGAACACTATCGGAAAGACTGTTCCAATTCGGAATAATAGCCGTTCCCATTGTGAGTGCGCCGGTAGCCATTAGAGCGATACCCAACGGGATATTCGCACCCGAAAATGCCAAGGCCGCACCGACAGCAAGAAACGCTACGGAAAGCGCACCTGTAATCAAAGCTACGGTGTTAATAACTTCATCACTCAACCCATTCCAGTTGAGAGCCACAGCGGAAGCGATAGAGGTTGCCCCCAAAGCCATCAATGCAATACCGAGAGGAATACTGCCGCCGCTGAAAGCGAGGATAGCACCCAAGGCCAGCATTGCCGTACCCACGATAACGGAGATACGGGAGAGCGGAGAACTGATTGCTTCCTCCATAGCGTTCCAGTTAAGAGCCACAGCGGAAGCGATAGATACAGCCCCAATCGCCATGAGAGCGATACCGAGAGGGGTATTTACGCCGGTCAGAGCCAGCATTGCGCCTACCGCCAGAGAAGCACCAGCAAGAATACCGGTAATGGTGGTCAGAGCGTCCGTGATATTCTGGTCGCTACTGTGCCAGTTGACAACGGCAGCGGTTGCAAGACTCACAGCACCCAAGGCCATCAATGCAATACCCAACGGCACATTCGCCCCGGAGAACGCCATGATTGCGCCCAAGGCCAGCATAAAACCGCCAACGACACCAGTAATCAGCGCAAGAGTATTTGCAAGCTGTTCGCTCATGCCGTTCCAATTCAGACCGATGGTAGCCGCCAAACCGACAGCAC